GACTGTGACATCACCTGGAGAACCACTGCTATCTGATGGTTTGCCTGGTTCAGTCGAGATGGTTACTGAGCTGCCTGGATCGCCCTTGTCACCTTTTTCACCCTTGTCACCTTTAGCGCCTTTAAGGTTACCACTTTCTTTCCATGTACCATCTGGGTCTTTCACATAAATTGTACCTGTTTCTGGATCGAGGCTTATGTCGCCAACGCTTCCTGCATCATCTGTTGGCTTACCTGGTGTGACAGAAATTGTTGTACCGTCTCCAGCTCCTGTTCCTGCTGTACCTGGATCTCCTTTATCGCCTTTTGCACCTTTAATGCTTCCTGACTCTGTCCAACTACCGTCTGGTTGTTTGGTATAAACAGTGCCAGTTGTTGGGTCAATATTTATATCACCCGGTGTACCATCAGAATCAGATGGTTTGCCTATGTTGGTAGTAATGGTGGTGCCATCCTTACCGTCTTGTCCAGCGACACCTGCATCACCTTTGTCACCTTTAGCGCCTTTGAGGTTACCACTTTCTTTCCATGTACCATCTGGGTCTTTCACATAGATTGTACCTGTTTCTGGGTCAAGGCTGATGTCGCCAGCGCTACCTGCATCATCTGTTGGCTTACCTGGTGTGACAGAAATTGTTGTACCGTCTCCAGCTCCTGTTCCTGCTGTACCTGGATCTCCTTTATCGCCTTTTGCACCTTTAATGCTTCCTGACTCTGTCCAACTACCGTCTGGTTGTTTGGTATAAACAGTGCCAGTTGTTGGGTCAATATTTATATCACCCGGTGTACCATCAGAATCAGATGGTTTGCCTATGATTGTAGTAATGGTGGTGCCATCCTTACCGTCTTGACCAGCAACACCTTCATCACCTTTGTCACCCTTGTCACCTTTAGCGCCTTTAAGGTTACCACTTTCTTTCCAAATACCATCTGGGTCTTTCACATAGATTGTACCCGTTTCTGGGTCAAGGCTGATGTCGCCAACGCTTCCTGCATCATCTGTTGGCTTACCTGGTGTGACAGAAATTGTTGTACCGTCTCCAGTTCCTGTTCCTGCTGTACCTGGATCTCCTTTATCGCCTTTTGCACCTTTAATGCTTCCTGACTCTGTCCAACTACCGTCTGGTTGTTTGGTATAAACAGTGCCGGTTGTCGGATCAATATTTATGTCACCTGGAGTACCGTCAGAATCAGATGGTTTGCCTATGGTTGTAGTAATGGTGGTACCATCCTTGCCGTCTTGACCATCAACTCCGGGTTCACCCTTGTCACCTTTTATATTACCAACCTCTTGCCATGTTCCATCTGGTTGTTTTTCATAAACTAAACCTGTAGTTGGATCAATTATAATATCCCCAGATTTACCTGTATCATCAGTTGGTTTCCCTGGAGTCGTTGAAATAGTCACTAGTGTACCTGCATCACCTTTATCACCCTTATCACCTTTAGCACCTTTAATACTTCCAACTTCTTGCCAAGTACCGTCCGGTTGCTTCTGGGTGATGACACCAGTCGTGGGATCAATGTTCACATCTCCTGGTTGGCCTTCTGACGACAACGGCACTCCTGCTTTTACAGTAATTGCAGTACCATTAGCACCTGCTAAACCTTGACCAGCATCTCCTTTAGCACCTTTGAGATTACCTGAAAGTGACCAATTATTATTAGATTTGATGAAAACATCACCAGTTAGTGTATTGAGATACGTGTCCCCATTTGCACCAGTTGAACTTATAGGATTTGTTGCACCAGACAAGAATGATGATCCTTTTGCTCCTGTGGCTCCTGTAGCACCTGTGGCTCCTGTAGCGCCTTTCAGGTTGCCTTGTTTGGTCCAGACATTATTAGCCTTGGTATAGAGATCGCCATTCGTGGTATTGATATAGGTGTCGCCATTGATACCCAAGGTGTTGGCTGGAACAGTAGTGCCTGAACGCATGGAGGTACCTGCTGCACCTGTGGCTCCCGTTGCACCTTTTGCTCCTGTGGCTCCTGTAGCGCCTTTCAGGTTGCCTTGTTTGGTCCAGACATTGTTGGCCTTGGTATAGAGATCACCATTTGCGGTGTTGATATAGGTGTCGCCATTGATTCCCAAGGTATTGGCTGGGACTGTCGTACCTGAACGCATAGAGGTGCCAGCTGCGCCTGTCGCACCGGTTTTACCTGTTGCACCCGTTGCACCAGTGGCGCCTTTTAGATTGCCTTTCTTAGTCCAAACATTATTCGCTTTGGTATAGAGATCGCCATTCGTGGTATTGATATAGGTGTCGCCGTTGATGCCCAAGGTATTGGCTGGGACTGTCGTACCTGAACGCATGGAGGTGCCGGCTGCGCCTGTGGCTCCTGTCTTACCTGTTGCTCCTGTAGCGCCTGTAGCCCCTTTCAGGTTGCCTTTCTTGGTCCAGACATTGTTGGCCTTGGTATAGAGATCGCCATTCGTGGTATTGATATAGGTGTCGCCATTGATACCCAAGGTGTTGGCTGGGACAGTGGTACCTGAACGCATGGAGGTACCCGCTGCGCCTGTGGCACCTTTTGAAGTTTGATTGGTATCCTTACCATCAATTATCCAGCTTCCATCCTTTGAATCAATTGTAATGTTTGGTGTATAAGTTAGACCAATAAATGTTATAACATTTCTAGCGTAATTAGGTCCTTCATCCAATGAACCGCCTCCACTAACCAGGTTAGAGACTTTAAAATATGAGTACCGGATATTAAAGCCCGCTGGCGCGTTGAACATATATACCCTTTTATCTCCGGTGATTCTCGTTCCTGCCACATCTCCAAAACCAAAGTTCATTTTTGTAGTACCGAATACATTACCACCATCATATAAAACATAGCCATTGTCAAGTAGGGAAAGTGTATGTTTTGTACCACCAGTTGAAGTTCTTACTGCTTCATCAACAATTCTTCGCTTGCCATTCAGGACATCCCCAATCTTCCGCACTTCACGTTCTTTCACGGCACCCATTACATCAAAGACAACTTCTGTCTGTTGTCCTTCCTTCAGACTGACGATTTGAGTAGGAGATGCGGTCGCCACCAATTCATAATCTGCTATTTCAGGTAGAGTAAAGTCTGGACTAACGACAATTTCTTTCGTGGCGAGGGTAGAGTAGGTTTTGACAGTCTCAGTTCTTGTTTCACGGAAGACTTCAAACCCTTGCTCTTTATAAACAACATCATAGTCAATCTGTACGATCCGCTCTTGGGTCTTCAATGGTTCATCATTGATAAAAGATACAACTTCATAGACAATTGTGGTAGTCTCGCCTCGTAAGATTCGCGCTGTCCTTACAAGACTTTCACCACTATCATCATAGTAGTTGGATAAGGCTTCATCGTTAACCAGTTCAATCCCTTGCTCTGTCACGTCAACGAAGTCCTCACCTTGCTTGATAATAGCGGACTTTTCAACTTGATGCACAATTTGACCACTATTTTTATCCTGATAAGTAACAGTATAAGAAACTTCTACATCCGGTTTGGCAGATAGATCTATATCATTTGATTCTTCAGTAGTCTTCACGGTCACTGAAGCTTCAGAAGACTTCTCATCTTCTTCAACTGGTACCGGTTCTGCTTCTGAATTGACTGCTTCAACTGGATGAGTTTCATGTTCTGAGTCAACTACTTCAGCTGGTACTGATTCAAGATCTGAAACCACCTCTTCAGCTGGTGCTGATTCAAGTTCTGAAACCACCTCTGCAGCTGGTATCGCCTCGGTTACGGCAACGGTTTCATCAGCTGGCATAGTTTCAGGTTCTACAATTGATTCCTCGGCTGGTATTGGTTCTGTACCTGATGCCTCATCAGAGATTACTTCTGGTTCAACTACTACTTCTTCAACTGGTACCGATTCTGGTTCTGCAACTACTTCCTCAAGAGGAGCGACAGTTATTTCAGATGTAGGCTGAGGTAGGCCCGTATCAACTTCAACCGGTGCATCCTCTACTGGTGTAGCCACTTCTATATAGGTCGTAGTAGGGTTTGCTGCTTCTTCCGTAAGAACAGTTGTATTTTCACCATTCTCTACTGAAGAATTTGATAAAATTCCCTCTTCTGCAAAGACTTGAGGAGCTCCGACAATGGTCGCTCCCAACAAGACCGAAGCTGTTCCATAAGCCTTGAATTTGCGGATAGAGAATAACTGACGAGTTTCTTTACTCGTTAAGATATTTTCTTTCATTGTTTCCTCCTATTAAAAAACATTTCCAACTAACTCCCATAACTCAATAGAATTGAGAATGGACTTCAAATATGTATGATACCTACACTCCTTTCGTGATTTAACATGAAGATTAACAGCTCCTCATGTGATCTAATGTGCAGTAAGCTACTGCCAGAGCCCAAGGAGCTACCTTGGATATTAAAATTATGGATTTATTTCCTGGTGGTCAAAAATTCAATCCACAATTATTTTTTGTTTTCGATTAACTATGAAAATAAACCCGTACATCAGAGTATAAAATTTTTTCTATTCTCAATAGTCAAAACTATTTTCATGTCTTCACTCTCTAATCAATGTAGTTGGTATGATTGAGGTTTATTCTGCTAGAACAAAATACAAACAGAATCGCAATACATTCTCTTTAACGAATAGTATTTCTAATTTTGTCACGACAAAAACAGCGTCATCTTAATACTTTGGTAACAAATGATGTTACCAGTCACAGATCAGGAGGCGCCTAATTTATTTACTTAAAAATTTTTCAAAAATGAATCTTTGTAATATATTCTTTATCACTTTATTCTATTGGAACTTCAATCCGAGGGGCAAAACAACAAAGAAAATACTATTTTTTGCTAATGGAGCAGCATTTAGTAAAGCCAAACACGTAGAATAAATTATGATAAATTAGATAAAACTTTATACGAACCAAATCTTTTTTATTTATAGGATATTTTCTAGAAACATCGAAATAAAGAATATGGTCTTTTTATGTTTTTTTATTATCCAATTGGTGTCAGAAAAATTGAATATATTTTAGTTATATTAATATGCTTTTCAATATATCAAAGTTTTACTTAAATAGCTATGCAGTCCGCATCTGTCAGCTATTCTATACCTTTGATCAAAAATACAAATATTTAATGGTTTTGAATTGTCTCAAATTTATATTTACTTTGGTATACCGATACAACTTATAGAAAATAATCTATACTTTCATTATTTCCTTTTTTTTAACTTGCACTCATTCTATACCATATTATATCAACTTTGTAAAAGAAAATAAAGTAAATATGTGCTCAAGTCGTCAATTATAGAGAATTTTTATATTGGGAATCTCTCTACCTAGGTTTGAATTTGATAACAGATTAAAGAATTACCACAAGTGTACAGCACTTTTATCTTGAATGAAAACTCATTTACTTTTAATTATTTCGAATCGACAAAATAGGCATCGATTTATCAGTCGAATAGTTGATATAATTATCATTCAGCCAATTCTCCACTTGAGGAAAAATGGAGTTATTTTCATAACTTACCCATTAACTTCATAAACTTGTAATAGTAATTCCTATGTAAATGATGTATTATTCATATAGCTCCCTCCTAAGATATCTCACAAGTCATTAATGCAATATCATTCGCGGTATAACTTGTATTTTTAACTTATCACATTTGGTAATTACTACTTTGAAATCCTCTTTGATGGTTTTGAGCTCAAGTATTTCAATCGTCCGTTCACATTCGTCTTTAATGTTGACAACTAAAGAGTTAAATAGGTGGTTCCTTTTCTTCCTTTTTATGCTTGAATGATTTTGACGTAGAATTGCGAACTAGAGTTGTTTTTTCACAAAAAGCTAGGACGCAAACTCTAAGTTTTGCAAAAACATTTACGCTACTATAAGAAGTGTAAAAACATATCATCACTGAAAATCAAGGGACTACTCTACCTTTACTTCAAAAAATACCAACAACCAGAAGGTTGGCACTTGGAAATATGTCTTGTAATGCATAAAAAAAGTAAGCCACTCGGCTCACTTGTATATATCTCTTCTATGTCCTATCTTGACAACTTCAATAGTGATAGTGTTGTCATGAATTTCTGCCAATATTCGATAATTGCCCACCCTGTACCGCCAAAGATGAGATAGATGACCCGATAGGGCTTTACCTTGTGCCCGTGGTGTTGAAGTGTCCTGTAAATTTTGCTGAAGCCACTTCACTATTAGGGCTTGTGTCGGTTTATCTAACTTAGCGAGGTGTTTCATAGCCCTTTTGGTTAACTCAAGCCGATATTTCTGCATTGTCTAAATCCTTTTGAGTTAGTCCAAGCTCTGCCATCACTTCTATAAGTGAATAGCGCGTACCGTCATCGTCTAACTTGCCTTGTTCTAACTCCTTAAGGTCTTCTAAGTCTTCCATATAATCTAATATCGCTTTAGCCGTAAAATCTTCTAAATTCAAGCCGTTATCTGCCATTAAGTGGTTAAGATGTGCCACTTGCTCAGTAGTCATATTAGTAGCTATTAAAGTCATCTGATACGCTCCTTAACTTCTTATCTACTTGTAGTATAACCCAAAAAGCTAAAAAAGACAACTGATGGTATTTTATGAAAAGTGATGAAATTTCACCTGCTCGAAAAGAAGAAAAAATGACACGAATAGTTGTACTTTTATAAAAAATAGTTACGCTCATGTGACAGAACAAGCAAAAGAGCAAACAGCACAAAAGTTTGCTCAATTCATGAGTATGTAAAACCAATGGCAATCATTTTGGCAATCACGCACCAAAAAAGCCCTCTCCAATTTCTTGGAAAAGGCTTTGTATCAACATTTCTGTAATGTAAGTATGGTTTCTTATTTGAGACCGTATTTTATACCCTTTTATTTATTATCATTTTTCATTAAATAATAAGATAACTATATAAATAGAAGAAAGTTTTTATTAAATTCTTATATATTCTTATCAACTATCATCAATCGGAACTTTTTCCGTTACCAAAATAAAGATTTCCCCACCTATTCCAAGGAATAAAAACCCTTATTTTTATACATCATTTTTGAATAAAAATAAAAAGCTAGTATTTCTAGCTTTTTCAGTTCCGTTTGTTTTAGATCCAGTTTATTGTGTGAGGCAATATTGAAAAAATAGAAATTTTAGAAAAACAGTCGCGTTTTTGGGGTGTTGTTCAAATTTTTCAGATTGCTTCAGGGAGGGAAGAGGTTCCCCTTCCCGGTCCCCATTCCATCACAAAGCCAGTAAAATCAAGGGGGGGCTATATTTCACATTCTCTAATTTTTATAATAAAAATTCTTTTTTTAAACTCTGTAACTCCCTTTTATTGAATTATTCTAATCAAATTTGTATCATTTTTATTATAAATTTTGCAAAATACCGCCATTTTTAATTAGTCATATCTTATATTCTGTCTAATTATGTTTCACTCTCTAAACTCAATACTATCAAGGCTTTCAGCTATTTCTTAAATAATTACTAGCATTTTCTTCGTTATGTCTAATTAACACTTGATATTTACCTTTAAATGTCAAAATTAGCCATCTTAGTATCTAGGTCATCTTGTCTAACTCCTATGTATATTAGCGTGATTGCTGGGCTTGAATGATTAAATATAGTCATCAAATCAGCTACATTCTTATACTTTTTATAATAATGATAGCCAAATGTTTTCCGCATGGTATGAGTACCTATATTCTCTATCCCTAAATCATTCCCAGCGGTCTTTAATATCCAGTAAACTGTACGGCGGTCTAGTGGTTTGTTTACACCGTTACGGCTTTGAAATAGATAATGATGGGGCGGTTTACCTTCTACATACTTCCTTAACTCGTTCTTTAATGTTCGGGTCATTTTTATAGTTTTCTGCTTACCTGTTTTTTGTTCCCGAACTCGAATGTGCCAGCCTTGGACGTCCTTAACTCTTAATTTTAAAATATCGCCAATTCTAAACCCTGTGTTTATTCCCACAAGAAATAGTATATAGTTCCTTTCATTCCATGACCTTAGATAGTCCTTCATGGCTTGAATATCGTCTTTGTCGCGTATTGGCTCAACTGCATTCATTAGCTTCTTTCCCTTCTTCCTCACGCGCATTCAGATTGTCATATTCACTAGCGGACTTATTCGGGAAATAGTGACGCTCTAAGTTTTCTAACCATTGGGCGTGCCCTTCCATCATTCCCTTATTCTTTCCATCGGTTCGCGTTCTGAAGTTCTCTACATTGGTTTGCTTCAATAATTCCACCTTCTTTCTGTATTAAAATTACAACACCTTACAACGCTTAACAACACTTAGAATTATAAAGTGTTGTAGCGAAAACCCTTGGGGCGCAAGGGGTTTGGAGATTTTACTACACTTACTACACTTTTTTTGAATACGTTGAATTTTTTTATAATATATATACATACACAAGAAAGTATATTTCTTTTTTATTACTTTATATATTATAAGTGTAGTAAGTGTAGTAATATTATGTAAAGCGTTGGGGCTGTTGGGGTTTCGTCACTACACTTTTTCTAAAAAGTGTTGTGCCAAGTGTTGTAAGTGTTGTAACTTATTTTTTCTTATAGCCCCTCTGCGCCTTCCCTTTGATTGGCACATATAGGGGTAAATAGTGGGGCTGGTCTTCCTTGGGGTAGAAACCTTTGGGAAGGTCTGCCCCTCTTGGTAGACTAATAGGATAAGACAATTTTTCCCAGTCTTCGGGTAAATATTGCGGAAAGTGAGTGTGAAAACCTTGACTACTGAAATTATGTTGAAAATTATGATAATCTGCAAAGCCTGTAAAGTACCACCATACCCAATCATTAGGGATAAAGGTAGAATGTAAATTAGTAAATAGATTTTGTGAAAATGCTAAAACAGGGTCAATGGCTTCCTGATATTCGTCAAGTAAATCTATAGACTTGCTAGGCTCTATAAAGTCCTTAAAATCTAGGTCGATAACTGTTTTTAATACGTATTCTAAAACGCTAGGGCGCGTGATATAATCGTTTTTGATTGCTCGGTTAGGTTTCCCCTTGAAGTGCTTATTAAAGGGCAAAATAACCATTCTACGCCGTATAGCGTGATAGTCTCCCCGTATCTTTGGTAGGGTGTTTGTTGACTGGATGACAACGGTTTTTATAAAAGTACTATACGCGTCTTTTCCTTTTTTCTCTACCGTTACAGTATCCCCACCAACTAGGCTGAATAGTTTAGAAGTATCACGAATAACCGCCCCAGCTTGCACATCATCGCCTATTATAGCTTGTTTCCCGATTGCTTGGGCTAGGGTAAAGCGATTATTTACATCTAAATCCGTTATCTTTATACTTGCTATGTTCTGCCGTCCTATTAGGTTTATAAATAACTCTTGTAACGTTCCCTTGCCTGTTCCGCCTTCTCCTACAAACCAAAACATTTTAGCGTAACTTTCTCCACGTACAACGGCATTGAGTAGTTGAAGTGATAGCTGATAAAGTTCTTTATCCCCGTTAAATAAATCTAATAGCCAGTCCTTAAACTCCCAGCCCTTTATAGTCGGGCTTTGGGCGTGTGGATTGTAGTTGGTTTGTATCTTATGAGTGAATACCCTTGTTTCTGTAAATGGTTCTAGTGTCCGTGTCTTGCGGTTGTAGATACCATTGCCAACTATTATCAAATGTGGGGCGTTTTCCGCCTGTATATGCGGTGCTTTTCGGGTTAAGTGATAAATACAATCACTAGCCCTTTTTTCGTTGTGCCGTGGCTCTATAATGCTTATAAAGTCTTTTAAAAATTCCCTATCATTGATATAAATTCCCTCATCAGGGTTATAAAAATAAACGGGTTTTGTTCCCTCATCGCTTTCAATTCTGCAAACTGTCAGCAATTCCGCCATATATTGGGCAACTATCAAAGGTGGAACAGGCTTTTTAATTTCTGCTTGTGCCTGCTTATCGTCTAACCCGTCTTCTAATAGCTTTCTATAGCGTTCTTCCTGCTTGTGTTGGACAAATTGAAATACTTTCCCTTGCCAACCTTTAAACGTTCTAAGCCGTATATCACGCGCATTATATGACATTTCTCCTGTTGTTTGTTTTCCGTACTGTGTAATACTACCCACCTTCTTTCTATGGTCTAGCTTATGATTTTTGTATCTAGTTTTTGCTGATTAATAATATATGCTATTGTATTTCCTGTATCTTCAGCAAAATAAAACCGTTTCATCATGTCTAAGAAATAACTTGCTAGGCTTGACCTTTTCACAATGGCAGAAAATAAATCTACTGCTTGTTCAAAATCATAGCCATGTAGATACATTTGTCTGATAAAAATAGCCGTTTCTTCCTTGGTGTAAATCCCATTTGTGATAGTATCAAACATCCAGCCATCTAGGTATAGTCTGCTTGCTTGTCTTTGCTGGTCTATCGTGTATCTTTCAAAGTCTTCTAACTTTGCTAATAGACTTGTTTTCATGATACTTATTGGATAATCTCTAATAAGTTCCCACCCTTTCGGGGCTGGTACTTTTTCAAATACTTTCAAAGTAATATTGTTTAGGCTGAAAGGTGTGATATAACCACCAAACGGCAAGTAGTAGAAAAAGCGGAAAAAATTATCTTGCATTACTGCGCGTGTTGGATTATCTTTTAGTAAATCTAGTAGTGTTTGTTCCCCACGTTTTATAGTCACTTCCACAATGCTATACATCTATTTCCCTTTCTATGTTCTTGTGTTTCGCTATTTGTTGCTTTACCCATTCAGCCCTATCTTTCTCATCTGATAAAGATAAAAAATAATCTCTTTCCTCTTTTGTTATTTTTCCAGTTATAAACGCGAAAAGCACATCAAATAGTTCTGGCTCTTCTCTTGCAATAATTTTTAGTTGTTCTTCTATATCCATTCTTGAAACTCCTAATTATACTTCTTTCCTGCAAGCCAAATATAAGCCCCGTAGTTATCGTTTAAATGTTGCGTAGTATGTTTGCCCTCAGAAACTTTTTTAGGCTTGCTAGGGGCTTGAATACTACCTAAACCAACGCCAAACCATAGAAAGAAGTTTAGCGGTGTAAATATTGCTATGAGTGTTAACGCTTGTTCTATTGTCATTTCTTGCATTTTATAAAATACCTCGTTCTTTTTGGTCTTTGATAATTAGATTGCGGATATAGCGCCAAATATTCCCAGTTGGCGCTGTTGCTAAATTGTTAGGATTTTCAAAAATCCGTTGTTCTTTATCCAGATAATCAAACAAAAGATAGTTGGGGCGCTTTCCGTTAACTTTTATCGCAAGTTCTAGTGCCTCGCTATCGTGTTTCCGTAACTCCCCTAACAAATAATCTACATTCATTTGATAAAACTCTTCATGACCTGCCTCAGCCTCATTATAAGCCTCTGAAAGCCTGTAAAACTCCATCCAGAGTGTTGTAATAGCTGTCCTACACTCCACAGCGATTTCAGTAGCTCCCTTGTGACCTTTGGCAATATGCCAATCGCTTAAAATATCTAGCTTTTCTTCTGCAACTTGTAACCGTTCTTCAAATTGTTTAAAATACTGGTTCATGTATGATTTCCCTTATACTTCGGCTTCTAGCAATACTTCAAGCCGTTTCTTTTCTTCTTCGATTTGTTTTTCAAGCGCTCCAATACCTGCCATTAGTTCACTATGATTGGCTGGTATAAAATAGCCTTTATGATTGCCTTTGCGGTTGCCAATAATTGGTATTTTATGCTTGATTATCAGCCTTCTAACACATTCCCTAACCGTTCTTTTATCCAGGTTCATTTGTTGTGCTATGTGGCGTGCCGTGATGGCTTTTTCAACCCCTACACCGATTAGGCTATATATATGCTTGTCGTTTCCTTTTAAGTCCATTTTGACCCCCTTCTACATTTTATTCTTGTATTTCTGGTATTGGCTCGCGCGGTGGCGCGTGCTTATTCCGTGTGTTGACCTGTCTACAATTTTTCTTTACTATACGTTTTTTTATCTAAACTAGACTATCCCCAGCGGTTGCCCGCCCCAAACTTATCTTGTAAGTGTGTGCCAAAATAATAGCCTAGTTAGTGTGTTCTGTCTTTGATTTTAAAAATCTTAATATCTTGAAATAAATAATATTGACTTGCCTTCTCATTGTCCTTATGGTATGATTAAGGCAATAACAAAGGTGTGCAAGGGTTCGCCCTTCCCTGGTTATTGTTTAATCATTTGAAGGCTTGTCAGTTTGGTCGCTGGTGTAAGCCTTTTTTGTTGTCATTCTTTCAACTTTTCCAGTATTTCATCAACATCTCGCACATCATAGTAGATAGACTTCCCTTGACGGCGTGACCTTAACCCGCATGACTTTAAATATTTCATGTATTTGTGGTCAAAGCCGTATAACTCCATTACTTCCCCTTGTCGTAGGGGCTTTTTGTTTAGCCGTTCTATTTCATCCTTTGCCATTTCACGCGCCAAAACTAAGGCACCACGGACAAGTTCAAGACTTGCGCTTTCGCTTAACAATGCTTCTGCCATTTGTTTTTTCCTTCCTGTTCAATATACCGCCTAAAATCGTCTATACGCCGTTTTTTTATTTTCTGGTATCTTTATACTACCCATTCTAAAAAATCGCTAGAATGTACCTTTTTTGAGAATTTAACACCATCTAGGCGTAAACCTCAGAAAATTCTTTGTAAATGTCGTCGGGGATTTCCGTTAGGGCTTGTTGTTGGAGTTGGATAGCCTTTAGGCGGTTTGTATCGCTTGCCGTTGGCTTATTGATAATGTCCGCCGTTGCTAAAACTTGCTTGAAATACTCGTCTAGCTTTAACTTCCGCCCCTCGGTAATTTCTTGTTTTTCTTCTCGTTTGGTTTTTAAGAATTGAAATTCGTCAATTTCATCATTCAGCAAGCTATAAGAGATAATGCCACGGTGTCGCCATTGGTTAAAACGTGCCTTAATTCCCTCTATCGTCCAACCTTTCAGCCGTTCTAGGAGTAAATCAAAACTAACTAGCCCATTATCTTCATAAACTTGTTGTAGTAGTTCTTGTGTAAATGGTGTTTTAGTCATCTTCCGTTTCTCCCTCGATATATTCCAACTCCTTTTCTGTCAAAGTGCTATTGTATTCGGAAAGCAAGTAGCCTAGCCCCTCTTGTAAGCCTACCCACAGTTCACAAAATTCTTTTTTGTCTGCTTCTTTCGATATAAGGGGCTGAAAGTCCTCTACTTTTTCGGCTAGGTCATACAATTCATACAGTTGTTTGAGTAAATCTAGGTACTTTTTACGGCTGATAGTATAGTTTTTACGGGCTTTCTTCCGTTTCTTGCCCTTTACTCGATAATGTAGAGTGTGTTCCTCTAGCATTTCTTGGATCTGTACCCATGCTTGGGCGTTATGTTCCACCATATCGGGTAAAACTTCAGCATTTTCATCTAGCCCCATAGCTTCCGCCATGTTTACCTTGTCATCTACCCATTTTTTAAACTCTTTATAGGTCTGTTTCTTGCTCATTTTGTGTTTTCTCCTTCTAATGTTGTTAGTAAACTATCGATTAAGGTTTCAAATGTTCCAGCAATTTCATTTAATTCTTTACCTAGACTTTTTCCTTCAGAAACTAAGGTTTCGCCAATATTGTAAAGTTTTTCAAGGTCGTCATTTTTTACTAGCTCTAAAAATGTGCCAACCGTTTGTTTATGCTCGTTATCCTCTCCATAAGTGAAAAGTACTGTATTTTTGTCAATCATAGTCATTGTATTTTCTCCTTTAGTTTTTCTTGTAAATAGTCCTGTATCTCCCATATGAAACGGCTAACGGCTTCAAATTTGCCCGCTAGGGTCGTTTCTATAGCTTCATTATTCAAACTAGCTAGATAATCAGTAATATAGTCTAGTTCTTCATCTGACTTGTTAGCACGCTCTAGGAGTGCTTCAAGTTGTTTACTTGCCATTGTCTGCCCCTGTGTCTTTTGTATGCTCCCAAAGGGCTTTATAATCGCCGTCATGGTCTAGGCTCTCTAGTAGGTAAAGTGCTTCATCTCCAAAATCTGCGATATGGTCTAGTGTTGTAGTGACTGCCATTTCTGGGAAGTCTGTATCTAGTGTGCTATCTGCCATATCCATTAGCATTAGTTCTAGGCGGATAACCCTTTCTAGGAGTTCTAGGCGTGTTGCCCGTTGTCCTAAAAAGTTTCTACGCTCAATACAGTAGCGTTCTTCAAGTGTGGTCATATTGTATTTCCTTTCTAGCACGCGCCTGCGTGTTTATTCTTTGCATTAGGTGGGGAAACCCTGTATTATCGTTTAATCATTTGTTTTTGTCGTTGGTCGTTGTTTTAAGGGTACGCCCTTAAAATGGTTTTTAGTTCTTTTTTCTGCGCGTGATTGCCCTTGGTCGGTGGTCAATCATGAGTAAATAGCCATTGTAAGATAGCTAGAATGTGCCTAGCTGTCTTTTTTAGGGTTAGATAAAGTAGTCCGCCTATGTTTTTTCTCCTTTCTTTGTCTGTGTCGTTTTCCTGTAGTGTGTGTGAAAGGTAGTTAGGAAAATTACACATCTTCTAGTAGCCAATTTATGACACTTTCATAGATACGGCGCGGGGCGTCATAGTTGCCCTGCTCTACTTTGGCAAGTGTGGGTGGTGTGATTTGCAACTTTTTTGCAAGTTCTATTTTTCCGATTTGTAAGTCTGCACGCTTGCGCCGTACTTTTCTAGCATGGTCTTCCGTTAGTAGCATTTTTATCCCTCCTTTCTCAAACGAAAAAACTTTCGTTTACAAAGCAATGATAACCGAAAAAACTTTCGTTGTCAACAAGAAAATGAAATTTTTTTCGTTCATAATTTTATTTTTTTAAATGTTCATGTTATACTTGTTTTTGTGAGAGGTAGAAAACATGGAAACTAAAAACAGGTTAAAAGAATTACGGAAAGCAAGCAATTTTTCCCAAAAAGATTTTTTTGAAAACATAGTGAAAACCAAGTTAAAACTAGATGTAACTTTACGAACCTATCAAAACTGGGAAAATCCTGATAATGAAATAAAATCCAAGCCAGCCCAAGCTTTAGCAGATTTTTTTGGTGTTCCTGTAGGATACCTATTGGGATATGACAAGGAAGATATTCTTGAAAAAGTAATAGAGTTTTTTAATAATATAGACTTTGAAAAATTATCGGAAACTTACCCAGACTATGAAACTTTAGAAAAAATCTCTGAAGCATACACGGAAATAGAAAACTATATAGATAGCCCTTTGAAGTATGAAAAATTTGGTAAGGGGCTGACCGATGTGAACCAGTCTTATATACTTATAATCCAAAAACTTATCGAAAGTGATAAGGAATTTGGTACCAATTTCGCTGATGTCCTTATAAACTATATTTCTTTAAACAAGTCAGATAAACTAATAGTTTTTGACCTTATTCAAAAAATGGCTAACAAAGACACCTAAAAACGCCAACCCCAGCAGGTCGGCGCGTGGAAATATACAAATTGATTGACATATAACCTATAATGGGGGTATAATCATAGTGTAAAGAATTGTTGTGAGGACAATTCTAGCACTAAATCAAAAAAGCCCCCAACGTGCCAGCGTTGAGGGTTTTTGTTTGCCCCTGTTTGGGGTTAGTCGTCGTTATCGTCTAAATAATACTTAACTACTTCAGTCAAGATATTAACCAATAACGGCGCTAGAATACTTGTGAGGATAAGTTCTAGCAACTAAATCACCTCCCTTCAGTAAATTCAGGGGGCTTGTATATCTTATCAGATAATTTATTTTGTTGTCAAATTCTCCCCGCTTACACATGGCAACATGTAAGCAACCATATTTTTATAATTGATATTTAATCCCAAATACTATAAACTAGATAAACGGAGAAAGCATTTATAACGCCCGAGGGTGTATATTTGCGTGAGGTGTCTAGTTTTGCTAGGCACTTTTTTTCATTCTTAGCAACACTATTAGAAACCACTTATAAACACGCGCATACTATTTTATTCTTTCGATTAGGTGGGGAAACCAATAGGAGGAATAAACAAATGATTAAACAATACCAACTAAAAGACGGCTCTGTTAGATACTCTTATATTGCATATGTAGGTATAGACCCACTTACAGGCAAAGAAAAGCGCGTAAAAAAGAGCGGTTTTAAAACTCAAAAAGAAGCCCGAATAGCTGAAAGCCAGCTACTTCTAAAAGTGGAGCAAGACGGATTTTTTGACAAGCCAGATAGAATAACCTTTGAGGAAGTCTATAAGATATGGCTGGAACACTATAAAAACACCGTGAAGGCTAGTACATACGCCAGACAAAAGGCACAAGCAGACCTACACATCATTCCAGCATTTGGCGCGTGCTACGTGGATAAAATAAGCCTACCAATGTGCCAAAAACAGGCACAAGAATGGTTTAAGGGCTACAAGAAATATGCTAACTTTATCGGTATGACTAAGATGGTTTTAGATTTTGCGGTAAATCTGGGCTATATTCATGATAACCCCATGAAGAAGATAATAAAGCCCCGTAAATCCTCTGAAGTCGATGAAGAAGAAAAGAAAAAAGAGAACTTCTACAGCCGTGAAGACTTGCAAAAGTTCCTAGACTGCGTAGCAAAGGAAGACAAGGAAGAAATAGCTTGTATTTTCCGCTTACTCGCCTTTACAGGTATGAGAAAAAGCGAAGTTCTTGCCCTACGGTGGAAAGACTTAGACTTCTTTACATCACGTTTATCTGTCAATCAGATAGTAGCATACGGGGAAAATAACAGTATCGTCTATCAAACACCCAAAACAAAAAAGAGTAAGCGCACTATCACGCTTGACCCTATTACCGTGTCTATTCTGAAAAAGTGGGAAAAGACTAGACAATTTTTAAACTTCCCCCAGCGCGTGAAACCAACTGACCTAGTTTTTCCAGCAGAAACAGGCAACGCCCATAGTTTTGATTATATAAACTATAATCTACGTTGTATCCTGAAAAAATATGACTTGCCTTATATCACGCCCCACGGTTTCCGCCATACTCATTGTAGCTTACTTTTTGAAGCTGAGGCATCAATTAAAGAAGTACAAGAAAGATTAGGTCATGAAGATATTAAAACAACTATGAATATTTACGCTCATGTTACGGAAAATACAAAAGAAAAAACGGCTGAAAAGTTTGCCCAATTTTTGGGAATGTAACGCCCAGCCGTTACCATTTCCGTTACCATTTCAAAAAGAAAACCATTCCCATGGCTCGGGAATGGCTTAAAATCAACGTTTCTAACGGTTTTATAACGCTGATTATTTGAGACCGTATTTTTTGTTGAAACGATCCACACGTCCATCTGCTTGAGTGAACTTTTGACGTCCAGTATAGAATGGGTGTGAGTCTGATGAAATTTCCACACGGATCAATGGGTAAGTTTCACCTTCGAATTCAACTGTTTCGTTAGATTTCTTAGTTGAACCGCTAAGGAACTTGTAGCCAGTAGTTGTGTCCATGAAGACAACAGTGCGATATTCTGGATGGATATCTTTTTTCATTATAAAAATTCCTTTCTGCCATGGTCTCTTTTTCGAGCCATAGATTATAACCAT